CAATGAGCTTCAAAACCATTGTGGCCACAACTGCGCTTTTCAGACCAGGTCCAATTCAGTCAGGCATGTTGGACGACTATGTCTCCGTGGCAAAAGGTTTTATGGCTCCACATTCAATTCATCCGCGTCTTGAGGAAGCAACTAAAGAAACCAACGGCGTTTTACTCTATCAAGAGCAGATCATGAAAAGCTCTCGCGTACTCGCTGGATTCTCTATGGCTGAGGCTGACGCTCTGCGTTCCGCTATCGGTAAAAAGAACATGGATAAGATGAAAGCGATCGGCAGCGATTTTGTAGAACGAGCGCAAGCAGGTTGGGTGACACTGTCACTTGAAAACGGAAGCACAGTAGAAGTCCACAAAAAGGCCAAGCTGATGTGCTCTGACGGCAAACGCAGAACCTATGACGAAGCGATTGGTGATAACGCTGATATTGTTGATTTTGGAGTTTGACGGTGGAAGAAATTTGGAAATCCATTCCTGAGTTTGAAGGTTATTACGAAGCATCCAGTTTAGGTCGCATTCGCTCTTTAGATGTTATACGAACAGCCCCCAATGGGGGCGAATGGGTGAAGAAGGGGCAAACCCTCAAACCTCGCGTAATCAATGATTTTGGACATCTGGGCGTGAAACTAAGCGTCAACGGCGTCAAATGCGACCGCACAGTCCATTATCTGGTAGCAACTGCATTCCACGGAGAACGACCAGAAGGCTTACTTATTCGTCATCTTGACGGAAGACCATCAAACAATGCGCCCTCCAATCTCGCGTATGGCACTCAAGTCGACAACATGGCTGACGCCATTGCACACGATACCGTTGAGTTTGGTGAGAGGCGCTACAACGCCAAGCTAACCAACGAAGTCGTCATTGCTATTCGCATTAAAAAGTCAGAAGGCGCTCTGAACAAAGACCTCGCGGCCGAATATGGTTTAACTGAGCTTTACATTCACCATATCGTCACCGGGAAGAAATGGGCACGAGTTGGTGGGCCGATCGTTGTCTCAAGAGCATCCAAAAAACTGGATGCTGAAGCAAGAGCTGAGGTGGTCGCCTTGCGCAAGGCTGGCGCAACCTATGAAAAGTTGCGAGAAAAATTCGGCATCTCTAACACTCAAATCGCAAATATCTTAAAAAAAGCTAGCGTTTGAAGCTAATGACGGGAAAAACACATGAAAATTGCCAAAGTTATTTCCGAGCAGGAAGGTCTTAGCCCTGAGAAAGCCCAAGAAGTATGGGACGCCTTTGAGAAGTTCGGTGGATATGCCTTCAACAAATCACACTCCGTTGCCTACTCGCTGATCAGCTATCAGTCTATGTGGTTAAAGACACATTACCCTGCTGAGTTCTTCGCTGCTGCTCTCACCATTCTGGGCGAGGATAAGCACCAGGGGCTGGTTAAGGATGCGCTGACCTATGGCATTCGCGTATTGCCACCAGACGTTAACGTGTCATCTAACCGAATTGAGATCCGCACGCTGGAAGACGGCAGCCAGGTTCTGTATGCGCCATTCTCTGCTGTGAAAGGCTGCTCTGAGAATGGTTGCCAGGCCATCATGAGAGCGCGTGAGAAAGTTGGCGGCAAATTCGAGTCACTTGAGCAATTTGAGGAAGCGGTCGAGAAGCGAGCCTGTAACAGCCGAGTACGTGAGTCTCTACAAAAGGTTGGTGCATTCGCCTCTATTGAACCTGGCAGTATGTCGGCGACCGATCCGGAACGTCTGCGCGATCAGGCAGAGCTGATGGGCAATCTGGTGATCGATGCGGTGAAAGCTTCACGCCCATTTGAAATGAACCCAAAACGCTCTGCAGAGGTCAATGTGCTGATGACTCGCATGGCCGCAGAAATGGGCCTGGGCGATGAGTTGATACGACCAAGCATCGGCATTAAGCCAAAAATTATGGTCATACTCGACAACGCCAATGGCAATGATGCACGTACCGGCTACTTCATGGAGAACGGCTACGATGACTTCAAAGCCAAGTTGCTGGTTTCTGGTGACCTGCGTATGGGGGATTTGTATGTCACTGGCGTGTGTAAAAAGGTAAAGGATAAGGAAAAAGACTACACCAAAGATGAGATCGGCCAGTTTATCGACTTTATGCGGGAAGAAATAAATCTGGTTCGTCCAACCTACGTGCTGACGTGCGGCAGCCGGGCGACATCGCTGTTCAATAACAAGAGCAAGCCATCCGATCTTGTTGGGCGCAAAGAATATCTGCCAGACCTGGACGTGACCGTGTTCTATGGATTTAACCCGAATATTTTGTACTTCCGTCCAGAGGAAGGAGAAAAGCTGGAAGCCATTCTGGCAGAGGTAGCGGAGACTATTAACAAATGACTAAAGGAAAACACATGAGCGCAGCGAATAAAATTGCACAAGAGCTCACAGCAATACCACAGGAGTTTCAGGATAAGGCGATTGAAGCCACTCTGCGATCCCAGTTCTGGGAAATCATTGACTGCCCTGTCACGCTCGATCTGGCATTGGCGTTTGCAAAGCAGGATGGCGCCGATCCTATTTGTCGATTACGGAAATGCGCGCGTGCGCTGGCATTAAAAACGCAAGATCCAAAGGCGTGCCAATATCTGCTGGAGATTTATGAATCAGACAAACCAGAAGAAGAGCTGGCTTCATTTAAAGCGTTCCGTGCCCGTCTTGTCCTGAAGGTGGCCAAGGAGTTCATGGAGGTGAGCAAGATAGGCGACGTCAGAAGATACCGGCTTAAGAGGCAGACTCGCGCAACTATATCGAATATATTCAGAATAGCTATGGCATAGTAAGAGCCGCCAAATGGCGGCTCTTACCGTTTATAAACGCTGAAGTGACATTTAATAAAATTTCCTGCAAATCTTACCAGAAATAATTTAAAAGTTATCTCAAAGTAGCTTAAAGTTTTTATTAACATGGTTAAACCTTAAAGTTTGCACCAATCCAGAAACTGATGGATATATTTTTGAAGTTACAAAACCTAATTGAATCAATTCAGTTTTAATATGATAAGGGTTTTTTATCTCAATCTTTTTCAGATTGTTAGTATCTTTAGGTCTGAATGGTTGCAATAATTTATTTTGAAAACTAAACATGCATTCCTGGCTATCCATTCTCCTGTCGAACCTGAAGTGATTTATAGCCACCGGACTCGGCTGGATAAAATCAATTTCCTCTATTGCAAGTTTTCTAAACTTATAGGAGGAACATTTACTAGCATCCAAAAAATTAAAACCGCCATTGCCTGCGGTAGTAAGCTGAGATAATTCATGACTATGTTTTTCTTTAAATCCGTGCTGATAACCTTGATAGAACTCCTCACCAGTGAGAGTATCTTCCGGTGAATAGCTAAATACGGCCGCACTATTATCCGTTGACGGCTCTGATGATTCCACTGAAAAATAAAGAGCGACTAAAGGGTTAAGGCTCCAATCAATAAATCTTGTAGGAAGCCCATAATGTTGTGCTAATAAAATAAGTGATAAATCTGAGTTTAATATGTATTCTTTATTTTCTATCTCACCAAGATAAGGAGGCAATAGGTGCTTAAAGTTTACATAAGCAGAGAATATTGTTTGCAACTTTTCATTCATATTATCCGCATAGTTAATGTTTTTAAAAACTGACTCAAACATTTCAGAGTTGATATCAATTACACCTGTAATTTGAAAAATATCCTTTAACGTTGGAATAATAGCTCTAGTCAGGGAAGACAATATTGGCCACTTAGCGTCAGCTTGTCCTCTGAATAAATTACCATAGACCCATTCACCATTCGATTCTTCAATTAAATCTATAAATTCACCAACACTCTCTACGCTCCCTATGACAAGGGTGGAATCTTCCATATATAATTCTTTCATAAAACACCTTTATATAAATTGTATATTAAATAAGAACTAAAATCAGGCAACTCTTACTTATCGTTAATCCACCTCTATGCTTTTTTAAAACGCACATTTAATAATCTAATTTATTTTTCCAACCTTGACAAAAAGCTTACATAATTCTGTTGGACGTATTATACTACCACCATACCCGCCTTTAAATTGACCCAATCCAGCACCAACGAACGAGAGCATTTGTGCTTCACTCAGTGTCTGACCTTCTGCCTTGTCGTTATCAAAAATAATAAAATCAGGCAATTTTGATAGATCAAAAGAAGGAAGCCTTTCAAGAGCGGACAAGAGCCTTCTTAATTCTTCAAAGGATATTTCTTTTCTTGAAAATGCCTTTAGAAACGTAGCCACCAGCTCAGGTTTCTCTTCACTTTCTATACGATCGATAATCTCAAGCATTCTCTCACCTGCCCTTCCGGCGAATTTATCATCTTCATTAAGTCTATCGATCATATTAATTCTATCCGCTTCAGGGATTTCAGAAAACTCAGTTAAAAAGCGGAAAATTTTTTCTGTAAAAATGTGGTCACGAACAGAACCAACAACATTATATAGTCCAACTAGGGTACCTACTAGTGGGATTTCTTTCAGAATGCCTGAATCAAGTAGAGAATCGATTCCAAGCTCAGCATACTCTTTTTTCAGGTCTGATAACTCATCTGAACTTAAAATTTTAACCAATGCTCTACCGTTTTTCCCTTCTACTTGTGATTTCACACATTCCCCCTCTCTTTTCTTATGGTCACAAACTGTCTAATCAAAGATCTTTTGCTCAGCATAGCCACCTGGGATTCTTCTCGTCAACACTCCACAAATGATCATTTACGCTCTAATATTGATACACATCAGTAAGTGGATACATAACAAAATGAGCACCAAAATTTACGAAAAAATCATGACCGATCTGGAGTTCGATCGCGACAATCTGGAAGAGGTTTGGCGGCAGCAACCGAGGCTGTTGATGGAGTACGGCGCAAGACTGGCGCGCGCGGAACGAGAGGTTGCAGATGCTAAACTTGCCCTCGATGCCATAGAGGCAAAAATTTACGACATTGAACGTAAGCACTTGAGTATGAACGGAATAAAGTTTAATGAATCAGTACTGGAAGCTAAGGTTCGCACAAGCCCACAATACCTTGCGAAGCGCCAAAAACTGGATGAAGCACGTCTGATCGCTGACATCTATAAGCACGCTGTCACCGCCTTCTCTCACCGTAGAGATATGATCGTGCAGGCCTCGAAAATGGCCATCGTAGAGATTGAACGACTGGGCGCCGAACGCTTCACCGCCACCCGATAATTTTTGATAGATAGTAAGTAAGTAGTGATCTATTATTATGTACGCTTTTAAGAGCCACGAACAAGCGAATGCCCCAAGCGCAAAGCGCCCATGGCCATAATCACAACAAGGAGAAATACATGTCTAAGTCATTACTTGATCTGCTTAACAAGACCCGCGGCGATATTGCTTCCAAACGAGGCAACAACGTCGACCTAACCCGTCTGAAAGACGGTAATAACTATCTGCGCATCTTCCCCAACAAGGAGGATCAGAACGGTGTGTTCTTCCAGACTTTCGGTATGCACTACGTTAAGCATCAGAATGAGGAGGGCAAAGAAGTTACCACTGCCTATATCTGCGAACAGCACACCCACAATCGTGCGTGCCAGCTGTGTGAGATGGTGATGGAAGGTCGCGCTCGCTACAAAGGCAACAAGGCAATGGAAGAGCGTATCGGTCAAATGCGCGCTACTCCACGCTACCTGGTCAATGGCGTACTTTCAGCTCGTGAAGACTTTGGCGACGCAGAAAAATGTCAGCTGATTGAGCTCCCGTCCACTGTGTTCGACGATATCTGCAAAGTGATGTCTGAGGATATCGCAGATGATATCGGCAACCCGTTAAGCAAAGAAGAAGGCTATGCGTTCCTGATCAAACGCACCGGCTCCGGTCGCGATACCAAGTACGACGTATCCCCAAAACGTAAAGTCTACAAGGGCGATATCCCTGAAAAACTGTGGTCGACCCAGCATGACCTGATCGCTTACGCCAATCAGGCTGATGAAACTCGTCTGCTGTCCACCGTTCGCACCATGGGGCGTCTCATTGGTATTGCTGCACCTGCCGCCGCCACCGCTGCTATTTCCTCACCAGCTGCTGCCAGCGCAGCTACTCTGCCTGGTTTTGGCACCATCACTGGCCATACGGAAGGTGCAGCTGCTGTTGCCACGACCTCTACCCCGGAACCAGCAAAAACATCTCTGGTAGACGAAGAGATCTTACGTGCCGCAGAAGCTGAGTTCGTACCAGAGCCGGAAGAAGTTAAAGCATCAGCTGCTGCCGCCACTACCACTGCAGCCGCGACCAGCACTTCTAATGACGATGAGGGTCTTGACGATCTGCTGGCGGAATTAGAATCGCTTTAATCACAGGCCATGACTGTTAAGGCGTCTACGGACGCCTTACTTTTTGGAAGGAGTTTTCCGGTGAATTATCTCTTTGTGGACGGTAACAGCCTGGGCTATTACCACCAGCAATCTGACAAATTACATAACGGCGAAATGGAAGTTCAGGCGGTGTTTGGCTTCGTCAAAAACGTTCGTCGCTATGCGTCCATTCTTCACGCACGCCCCATGATCCTGTGGGACGGCTTTAGCGACAAGCGTCGCGACTATTACCCGGAATACAAAGCAAATCGCGATGAAGATCCGGAAATGAAGAAGATGAAAGAAGGCTTTGCAGTCCAGAAGCCTTATATCCTGAAAATGATGGCCGCCCTTGGCGTCAACCAGCTGATCGCCAAAGACGCCGAGGCCGATGACCTGGCGGGGATGCTGGTTGGTCGTCTTGCGCCACAACCAACGGTCGATCATATCTACCTGCTCACCGGCGACGGCGACTGGCTGCAGCTGGTTCGAGAAAAAGTCAGCTGGGTGAGCCTTCGTGAAGACGCCAAACACAAGCAGGTGAACTTTGAGCAGTTCCCTGAGCTGATCGGTCTGCCTACTCCTCGTGCTTTCCTCGAAGCCAAAGCTCTGCAAGGGGATACCTCCGACAACATCAAAGGTGTAGGCGGAATTGGTGACGGTGGCGCCAAGGAGCTGCTGCACGAATGGGGAAGCGTCGCCGCTATGGTGCGCGGCATTAACGACGGCTCGATCGTCATCAATAAAGGCCGATACAAAACGGCATTCAACAAACTGGCCAAAAATGCCTTCAACGAGAAGACCGGCTGCCGGATGCTGGAAGCCTTCAAACGCAACATGACGCTGATGAACCTCATCGATACCAAGTTCCCACCCAGCGAAATTGAAAAGATAAAAGGCGCACGTGATTTGAAAGCCTTCGAACTGCTCTGCCATGAGCTGAACTTCCGGTCATTCCTGGAAGATCTGGACGTGTTCGTTTTGCCTTTTGAGAGGTACTGCTGATGTTGAAATCACTCATCAACGGCAATACGACCACGCCTACGATGCTGGCTAAGGAGATTGTCTTCTTCCATGGAGAACATGCCGTTGTTGCACTACCGCGCATTCTCGGTGCGGCCGGCATGAGCGTGACAGAACGAGAGTACGGGCTGATTAGCGAACAGGTCGTCAAGATCCTCTCCCGCATGGCCAAACACCTCAACCACGACGCAATAAAGTTTGATGAAGCCGCCGCTTCCAAACGCATCAACGAGACAAAAGGAGCCTAAGAATGGCAAAAGGAAAATCAGCACTGGCAATGGCATTAAAAAAGAAAATCGGCAGCAATGACGAGATCCAAAAGGTTTCACACTGGATTGATTCCGGCTTCCCTCCGCTGAATAAAGCCATCTCCGGGCGCTATGACGGCGGTTTCCCAAGCGGACGTATCGTTGAGATCTTTGGGCCGCCAAGTGCGGGGAAATGTGTTACCGCAGACACCATGCTGCTGACGGAGCGTGGAATGGTAACAGTGAAAGAACTGTTTGAGATTGAGGGGCACAAAGCAACATGCACTACTCGCGATGTAGAGCATAACGTTGGACTCATCAATGAAAATGGCGTGATAGAGAAGACCTCACACCTG